AAATAAATGGGGTGGACGAAACCAGCCGTGTTGCTGGCAGCCGTGGCGGCGGTGTCCGTGGATATTGGGTTGACGAAGCGGCTGAAAAGACCGCCAGTAAACCCAAATTCAGAAAGATTGAACTGTCCCTCAAGAAGCTTATTGGTCTTTGCTACGCGACCGACGAGCTTCTTGATGATGCGATGGCGCTTGAAGGCTACATCCGCGACGGCTTTGTGTCTGAGTTCGGTTTTTTGGTGGATGACTCCATCGTCAATGGGACTGGCGCTGGTCAACCGTTGGGTGTCTTGAATGCCGGATGCCTTGTGTCTGTTGCCGCTGAAACCGGGCAGAATGCTGCAACCGTACTTGCCGAGAACGTGATTAAAATGCAGTCACGCCTTTTCGCCTCGTCCATGAATGAAGCGGTTTGGCTGATTAATCAAAACGTCCTTCCGCAGCTTTACACCATGAGTGTAGCGGTCGGCACCGGTGGGCAGTTGGTCTACATGCCTCCGGGTGGTTTGTCTGGCAGCCCTTACGGCAATCTGCTTGGACGCCCTGTTATGCCTATTGAGCAGTGTGCGACCCTCGGGACGGTCGGAGATATTATTCTTGCCGACTTCCGGAATGGCTACATTTTGGCGGAGAAGGGTGGCATTTCAAGTGATATGTCTATTCATGTAAAATTTGTCTACGACGAAAGCGTTTTCCGTTTCGTACTTCGTATCGATGGCCAGCCAGTACGTGCTTCTGCTTTGACTCCCTATAAAGGCGGAGCAAGCGACACCCAAAGCCATTTTATTGCTTTGGCAACCAGGGCCTAACAAACTATAGCCCGTAGCAATACGGGCTTTTAAAAAGGAGAAAAAAACAATGCTTACGCCAGAGAACCTTCCTATCATATTGGGCCACGAGCCCGCAGTTTCTGCCGATATTGACGATACTACAAACGCTGTTAGCCTTGAAAATTCTGCCGGATGCCTGATCCTTATCACAGAGTATACCGCAGGCGGAGACACAGACTTGGTTTTGACTGTCCATGAAGGCGCGACCGCTGCCGTAGCGGAAGCCGGAACATATGCTATTGCTGCAACCTTCCCGATTTGGGTAAACACTGATGCATCGGCGGTAACATGGACTCGACAGACGGACGCTGCAACCTACACAATTGACGCGACTACTACGAAAAATTACATGGTTGCGTTTTATATTCCCGCTGCGCTTCTTACAAACGGTCGGCCATATATTAGCCTGGGAACAAGCGGTGGAAATGCTGCAAATATTGCAAGTGTACATTATTTGCTTGACCGTCCTCGGTATAGCGGTGCGACAGTTTACGATGTGATTTCCTAATGTAGGAGGTAAAAATGCTCCGTGAAGAAATCAAACAGGTCGAATCAATAGCGCAAACGGCAGCAAACGCGGTTGCTAAAATTCTTGTTCAAGAGATAGCTGCCTTGAAGGGGAAAATTACAGCGCTTGAATCCGACATTGCGAAGTTGAAAACGGCAAAAACAGAAAAGACGAAAGACTCTCAAAAATAAAGGGCAGTCTGGAAAAATGACTGTCCATTCCTGAAAGGAAAAAGAAATGCCTAATTACAATCCTTCAACGATTGCAAGGATCGGAGATCTAACAAACGGTATACGTGTTGATACTTCAGCTTTAGCGGCGGCCACTTATATGGCTGGGACTCAGGTTGAACTTTTCAATGTTTATGGTCGAGTTAGAATTCATACGCTTTTTGGAGAAGTTACCGTAGTACTTGGAAACAACGCTACGGCATTGCTTTATAATTTTACCTCTTCAAGCCCTGTTATCGCAGTTCAGCCGATGAACGCGGCTTCTGGCTCGTGTGCACAGCTTGCTGTAGGCGAAAGGATAATGTGGGTTGGTGGCGCTGTTGCAACGGCTGTAGTTTTGACTGCAACACCAGCCATTTCTGATATTAACCCAGCTCCTCAAATTGTTGGGACAAGCGGAGGGACTGGAACTATTGGAATCCTAACCTCTGTTGCTAACGCTACAAGCGGAACAGTGAAGTTCTCCATATGGTACACTCCAATGAGCGATGGCGCATATGTGAAAGCAATACTGTAACACAAAATGGCCGGCCTAAAAAACCGGCCTTAAACGAGGTGGCATAATGGCGATAGCAGTAACGACGCCGGGTGTAGGTAAATCAGGATGGATCATAAACGCAACCAGTGCTGATGCTTCAGGGTGTGAAGAACTGAAGGCTGCACCGGCTGCTGGTATCTCTTTATATGTCGATCAGCTTACAATCAACAACGGTGCCAGCGCAATAAGCATAACAATAGGAGCAGGTGAAACAGGCGGCGCGGTTACAACTGCTTTGATAGGACCGATAGCAATGGCTGCAAACACCTCTCTTGCTTTCGATTATACTTTTGTCGGTGGCATTAAGGTAACGGCTGCAACATCTTTAACGGTTGACGCTTCAGGCGCCGGTGCAATCTGCATTCATGCGGTTGGGCGGACGAAATAATGAAAGTATCTCTTCAAACAGCACCGACTTTAAAGCTTCTGTCTTTGAATGAATTAAAACTTCATTTAAGGATAGATACTGATGAGATTGAGGACTACGCCGAAGATGATTTATTGACAGATATCATCGGCGCGGCAACGGTGCATATTGAAGACATAACCAGTAGGCAGCTTTTGACTGCAACATGGGATTACTATCTTAATGAGTTTCCATCTGGTGATTTCTTTAAACTTCCGTTTGGCAGACTGCAAACAGTAACACATATCAAATATACCGACTCAGACAGCGCCCAAACAACGATGACGGTCGGCACAGATTACATCGTTGAAACTAATGGGGACGCTTGCGGGCGCATTGTTTTACCGTATGGAGAGACATGGCCTTCTTTCACGGAATATACCTCTAATCCTATTGTGGTTCGGTTTACATGCGGGTGGACAACAGCGGCGGCGGTCCCGGCAAGTATCCGGGTGGCTGCAAAACTAATCGCCGCTGATATGTACTCAAACCGGGAAAGTCAGGTTTTTACAGCTTCCGGCTTTGAGTACAGGGAGAATAAGACGGTTCAAAGACTTCTCGCTTCGTACCGTCTTTGGGATACGTTTTTATGATTGGCCGGTTGAATAAAAGAATAACGATTCAAGAGCCGGTTCAGGTTGCCGATGCAATGCTTGGGCAAACAACTACATGGGCTGCAAAGGCTACGGTATGGGCTGCAATATGGCCGGTATCAGGAAAAGAGATTGTGAAGAACATGTCATTGCCCGGTGTAATCTCTCATAGAATCAGAATTAGATACCGCAGCGGCGTCACCCCGGCTTGCAGAATACTTTTTAAAACAAGATATTTTAATATTATTTCCGTTATCAACATTGACGAGAAAAAAGAGTTTTTAGAGCTGATTTGCAAAGAGGATATATGAGGCGATATCGCGGCTCTAATATAAAAGTAGATTGGCGAGACTCCGAATTAATGAACGAGGTAGGTGCTGTCGTTGACGAAGTAACAAAGATAGGTGCCGAAATTGCTGTTGAGCTTGCAAGAAGAAATTTAGAAAAAGTTGGGGCAATGGAAACTGGGAATCTGATTGATAGAATAAGCATAAGAGCAAGCAAGTTTACGCTTGGCGGATACGCTATTGTTGCACAAGGGCCTGGGGATGTAGGGCCGAAGCGATCAAAAAACGATAACCCGTATTATGCATCGTTTATTGAACTCGGTGGGCATTATTCTTTGTGGGGCAAGTATTCTCGTAAAAAAGGAAACAGCAAAGAGGGGCCATATTTTGAAGGTAGGCCATATCTTCGGCCAGCGATCAAAACAATGCGGCGCAGGTTTCGGCGTATGATGGTTGACGCAATGGGTGGAGACAAATGATAGGCGCAATACTAACCGGCATAGCAACGAAATTTAGCGGCTCTGCATTCTCAACCGCGATAGGTGCGAGGTTATATAGCCGATTTGTGCCAAATGTCCCAACGTTTCCTTATGGCGTTGTTGTATTGCCAGGGACAGAGCACGACTGGAATTTTTCAGATGATTTTGAAGAGGTTGACATTCAATTTAGTATTTTTTCAAACAGCACAAGCGAATCTGAAATAACTTCAATTTTGACAAATCTTTTAACTCTTTATGATGATTGCACATTGACGATAACCGGCTACACGAGCGTTTACATGCAACGTGAAAGAATAATTTCAATTGGCGATGCTGAAAACGGAGTACGGCAGTTTACCGTAATTTATAACCTTTTAATCGAGAAATAGCGGGGCGGCTATGGAAGAAACAAAATTAAATTTAGGATGTGGATACAGGCACATGGAGGGCTTCATGAACATCGACAACCGCGAAGAATGCGAACCTGATCTACTTTGCGATATTGTTGATGAAGGGCTTCCATTCGATGACAGCAGCGTTGCATATGTGTTCGCTCAGGATTTCTTAGAACATATTCCTATCGGGATGACAGTATCAGTAATTGAAGAAATTTACAGAGTGCTTAAACCAGGAGGCACGTTCGAGCATTTAACGCCTTCAACAGACGGGCGCGGTGCATTCATGGACCCGACGCACTTATCTTTCTGGAACATCAATTCTTGGATGTATTACATGGAAGATGACGCGCGGAATCTTTACGGTATTACTGCAAAATTTACAGGTGAATTAAAGGATCATATCACAAGTGGGCCACTTAACGTGGTTCATACTCATGGTGTTCTTACGGCTGTCAAGGAGGTGCAAAAGTGATATCGATCTGCATCCCTTATATCCGGCCAAAGAATATGGCTGCGCTGATTTCAAGAATTGATGAAACATGCTCCGGTATTGATTATGAAATTTTATCCGAAGAAGACAAAGACCGGATTGGCTGCCCAAAAATGTTGAAACAGCTTGTTGATAAATCGAAAGGCGATCAAGTTTGCTTTATAGCAGATGACACATGGCCGGAAGACGGATGGCTACATGCTGCGGTTGAGGCAATGAAAAACCTTACGGACGGATGGGGGATCGTCGGTCTGAACTCTCAAGAGTCAAGACACGCGGCTCATTTTTTGGCGGATAAAAAAATGCTTCCGTTTATCGGTGGTGAGTTTTTCAGCACTGAGTACAAGCACTGCTGGTGCGATAATGAGTTGACGGATATTGCGATCGAGCATGGCCGGTTCGTATTTTGCGACGAAGCGAAGCTGACACATAATCATCCTGTTTTCGGGACTGCCCCTGTTGATGCGGATTACGCAAGAGTTTATTCAATCGAATATAAACGGCATGACTTTTTAACTTATTGCAGACGAAAACGGGAGCGGTTGAACGGTCAGATTGTCAATAAAAATCCTGGGAAAAGAAAGAAAAAAGCACTTGGCAAACTCGGGATAGGATTCCCAATAGTTGATAACAAAGCGTATTTTTCTTTTATGGCTTCGATACTTTTACTTGAAAAGCCTGATTTTACACTTCTTTTGCCAAACTTCCCTGTAGGCGTTTTTCCACACGATATCGCAACAGTTCGGAATAACCTTGTGGAACAAGCATTAGCAGAGGGGTGCGAGTATCTTCTAATGATGGATACGGATCAGGTTTATCGTACGGTTGACATGATACCGAGAATGCTGGCCCACAATAAGCCGGTTGTGTCGGCTCCTGTCCATCGTCGGTACCCTCCGTTTGATCCTATACTCATGAGAGGCGAGATAGGCAAGTGGGAATATGTTAAAATTGAAGAAGCATATTCTGGCGAGCTTATCAAAGTGGACGCTACCGGTACCGGATGCATTATGTATCACATCAGCGTTTTTGAAAAGATACATGCGCCATGGTTTGAACTTGGTGTAAAGAAAGATGGCAACCCAATAGGCGAAGACATTTTATTTTGCTTAAAAATGAAAGAGCATGGCATCCCGTTATTTGTCGATACATCAATTGAAATCGGTCATTTAACATCGTTTGAGGTTAACAGGCAAACGCATATGCTTTTTAGGAAGATCCATAAACAATAAAAAAAGTCGGGGCGACTTAACAACGAAAAAGGAGAAATAAAAAATGGCTGGTACAAGTATTCAGGGAAGAAATTGTAAAGTCGCCCTTGGTGCAAATTCTGTTATTGGTATGGGCAATTGGAACATGGATGGAATAACTATCGATCAGTATGATGATACTGAACTTGGCGATAGTTGGAAAAGTTACGAGTTCGGACAAAGAGATGGTGGCCAGGTAACTTTTAATGGACTCTATAAACTAGGAGAGGTTACCGGGCAAGATGCGCTGCGTAGAGCTATGCTTGCTGATCCTCCGACCGATCTTACTGATTTACGGTTGTACATTAACAACACGTCTTATTATGAGCCGTGTCAATCAACCGGGTATTGGTCTCCTGGTGCTTACTCTACTGGTATGAATACGATTCTTTCGCACTGTAATGTGACAGCGTTTAATGTTGGAGTTGATAAAGCTGGTTTAGGTACGTGTTCTTTCACGCTCAAAGTCAGCGGGTTAATGGTTCTTGTTTAATACTTTGGGGAGAATAGGAGAAATCCAAATCCGGTACGCCCCGGCCGGTTTCTCCCCAACCTTTTTAATCAACAGGGGCATAACAAAAAAAGGGGCAAAAGATGGCTACAATAGTTGATTTCGAAGAATTGAACCAAGGCGCAAAGTTTGATTTTCAGACGGATGAAAAAGGCAAGGGTTTATCTTGGGTTAAGATCCGTGCTTATTCAAACGAGATTTTGGAAAACATTGCAGATCAGTGCGTCACAAAGGAAGTTGAATACAAAAAAACAGCAAAGCACGGAGCATTGCAACGAATAGAGTTTACTAAAACAGATGACAAGAAAATGAAAGCCATGCTTTGGGATTACGTCATTGCCGATTGGGGCGGATTCGTTGACAAGCAGAAAAAAGAAATTCCATGCACTGATGAAAACAAAGTCAAGTTTATGTTGAAATGGCCTGAATTTTATTCGTTCGTTGATAAGTGCATTGAAAAGCTTACACCAGACGTAAATGAGGCGGTGAAAGAGTCCGAAAAAAACTAATTGGGTATAGCGACCAGGTAGCAGGGAAATTCGATTGTGAAACTTGCAAAAAAACCTGGGAGCTATACGGGGAAGAGCCAAAATGCGAGGAGTGTATGCCTATAGAATTATACCCGGAAAATATAACAGCTTTTCGGGTATATACGTTTTGTAAAGGGCAATTAATTCTTGCAGGAATGGACGCCTCGCCGGTTGACATATCCATCCCGGCGGTTGAAACAGCAATGAAATGGTTTAAGATTCCGGCTAAAGATAGGGGCAAAGTCGGATTGAAGGTTGTAAGTTTAGCACGGCACGGAATAGAAAAGATGAGAGAAGAACGAGAAGCAAGAAGGGATAGCCAATAATGCCGAGTTTGGGTGCTGCATATGTTAATATCCGTGGGGATATGCGGGGGCTTAAAGATGACCTAAACAAGGCCCTTGATATGATTAAGGGTGTTGATAGCCGGGTTGATGGCATGTCAAAGAACATGACAAAATCTTTTCTTGGTGCCGCGCTTGGTGCAAGAGGTCTTGAGCTTGCAGTATTTAAACTTAAAACGGCGCTTGTTGATACATTCAGGGCTGGCTTTAATGCTGTTGAAGATTTTAAAATGTCAACAGCTTCTCTTGCGTCGATTATTACAACGTTTTCACAAAAAGCTAAAACAGATCTTCCTGGCGCATACAAAGAAGCATACGCCTATTCCGGCTTACTTGTTAAAAAGATGGAGGAATGGGACGCCAAAACCGTAGCGACAGGAAAAAACATAACGGCAATGGTCGAAACGCTGGCGCAAGGCGGAGTAATTGTCGATGTTTATAATAAAAAGCACGAAGAAGGTATAATCGCGATTGCTAATGCACTCGCCATAGTAACTCAAGGACAAAACGCAGATATCCAATTTAGGCAAGAGATAAGAGGGCTTGTTGACGGAGAAGTGAAATCGACAAATAGGCTTGCTACCATTATAAACAACGCAATCGGTGGAGGCTTAAAAGAAAATCTTGCTAAATGGAAAGAGCAAGGAACGTTGATTGAAAACGTTGGTACGTTGTTAAGTGGTTTTTCCGCAGGCGCAAAAGATCTTGAAAACACATGGCAAGCCATAAGTTCAACGATGGAAACGATATCGAATAGAATATTAAGGGATACATTTGCCCCTGTCTATGAAGATATCATCAAGAGCACAAAGCAAGTCACATTGAACATAATGGCGCAAGGAGAGGGTGTTGAAAAAGTAACAAGCTTGCTTAGAGAAGGGCTTTACAAGGGCTGGGAAGATATTAAAAATATTACTAAAAGCGTTGCTGACATTATTGCAACGTTTAAAGGGCCGTTAGTCCTTGTAGGTGAATTGATAGCCGTTATTGCAGATGGATGGGGAATGATTTTTGCAATTCTCCCAGCCATTACCGAAAGAATTAAGCTGATCGGTCAAAGCATGTGGTCCCTTGCTGAGGCTGGTTATGCTGTTTATGAGTCGCTTTATAATGCCGCTAAATTTGATTTTTCTGCGGCTGCAGCATCAATAGATAAAGCAAAAAACAAATGGAATGAGGCTGGGAGACAAACAGGTGCAGCGTTTTCAGGTGGGTTACTTGATGAATTTGACAAAGCACTTGGCAAGTACAATCAAAAATTGTCTGGTGTTTCTTCAAGTAGTGGTGCAAAAGCGCCGCTTATGGCGGCTATTGTTCCGGATGCCGGTGATGTTTCAAAGGAAATGAAGAAAACCGTAAAAGTTGTTGACGATGCCTTATCAAGTTTTTTCGATGAAATCGATGATACACAAAAGAAAATCGAAGGACTTTATCGTTCATGGGCAACGCCAATGTCAAAGCAACTTCAAGGATTCCAAACCCAAAATGATTTGATGTGGGATTCAATAAACCAGGAAATAGAAGCGGGGATTGAAGCTGATAAAAACGCTCTTGATGAACGTGAAAAAGAATATAAGTCTTTTCTTAAACAACGAGAAGAAGACGAAAAGCATACGCTTGAAAGGATTCAGGACGCAACAGCCGATGCTTACTATGACATTTTTAAAGATATAGGAAGCGGTTTCAAAAGCCTTTTTGACAACGTAAAAAACTGGTTCCTGAAATTAATGGCAGAGATGGCCGCGAAGGCATCCATGCCGATTGTTATTAAAATTGTTCAATCGGTTGTCGGAGGTGGTGCGCTTGGCGCTTCAACAGCTTTCGGAGCGGACGGAAGCGGATCTTCAACAGGCCTTTTGCAGCAAGCAGGCTCCTATCTCTGGAACAATACCGGAGTCGGCAGCACATTATCCAACTGGATGGGGCTTTCAGGAGGTTCATCATATTTTGGCGGTGGGGCATCTGCTTTATCTTCCATGGGGTCATTATATGGTGTTGGAGGGCAATCGGGTAGTCAGATTATAGCGTCTTCATTGGGAGAAATAACACCGTCATTTGGCGCATATGGTGAATTAACCTCCACGGCGGCTGAAGCAACTTCAGGCATCGGCACCTTTACGCAAGCCTTATCCAAAGCAACGCCATATCTTCTGGCCTATTCAGCGGGGTCCATGGGATACGGGTATCTGGCCGATGCAACCGGACTTCCTCAGGGAAAATATTCCAGCATGGGCGCTGGTCTTGGCGCGGCTGGTGGTTATGCGCTCGGGGCAGGAAGTGGAATAGCTGCGGGTGCTACGATGGGGTCAGTTGTGCCGGTTATCGGAACCATAATTGGCGCTATCGTTGGCGGCATTGCAGGCTCGTTACTGAGTACAACCCCGAACAAAAAGAAACTCGATCTCGCGGGTGTGCCCGGCTACGATTCGACTTTCAGTTTTTACGATACGCCGGGCCTTGGGAGTAAAGACCTTGACACAGCACAGTGGGGCAATAACAGCGGCGTGGAGATCCTGGATGCCATGCGGGAAACGGTTCTGAAAACCGTATCGGCCACAAAAGACGGCCTTGTCGAATGGCTTGAAGTCTTGCCGGAAGATCTCGCAGCCTCCATTGAAAGAGATATCGCTAAAGCAACCGTGGACCTTGGCGGGGCACTTGAGGTTACTTCGAACCGGGGAGCAGACCGAATAGAAGCCGGGTTAACGCAGATTGCTGAAACGACCTACAACGCGATGCTGGACGCGATCACGCCAATCATTGAGAACGATATATCAAAGTATCTTGCTAAAGAAATTGGCGGCATGTCCGGAACTCTCGACATGCTGACCAGCAAGCACTCGATTAATAAGTTCTTGGGCAACACGGGCATTTTTAACGCGGATTACACCAAGGCCAAAGATGCCGAATTCGAGGACTACACAGCGGCCACCAACGAAGTATTGACGGCACTCACACAGATTCAAGGCGCTTGGGACGCGGTGTCAACCGGATTTGACAGGATGATAAAGCCGTTGTCCTCATACAAATCCGAGATGGAGAGCCAGGGCGCCGTGATTGATCAGGCCATTGCAGCGCTTGAAAATCTTGGTTTTAATGAGGAACATGTGACGAAGGCCCGCGAGAAAGGTGCTCTTGCCCTCGAAGCCGTTACGAAGCGTTACGCCGACAGTATCGACGAGCAGTTAACCGATGCGATCAATCAAGCCACGTTATCAGCAGAAGATTACAACGTATGGAAAGCTGGCGGAGAGTTATCCAAAACACTTGAGGCCATTGCCGAGCTTGGGCCTGATTATGCTTATCTTGCTGATAAAGCACAGCAGGTTTTTGATATCACAGTGGCCGGTATCGATGACATTGCCGATGCGGCAGAAGCTTTAAGCAATTTTGCTCGTGCTCAAATGCATTGGAACGGTTTCGATGATACCGAAATCGGCATGAAAGAAATATCGAATCGGTACGGTTGGGACAGCGCAAAGTATGGCGACACAGGCAATTATAATTGGGAAGCGATCGTTGCGGATAGCATTACGCCCTTTTTAGAAATAACAGAAGAAGAGTTCGACGCGTTTGCAAAGTCCATTGGAGTCAGCAGTGACATTTTGATGGACGATATTACTTTTCTCTCCGATACATTCAACGACCTCGATGGTGTGATTAAAGATTCGATCGTTTCATGGGAAGATTTATCAAACAGCATTCGGGACCAGATTCTAAAACTGCAAACCAGTTCATCAAACCCGGCGGATATATTCGAGCGAATTGTTTTCCAGGAGCAAGCGATCACGGATAAGTTGGGCGGCCAAGATCTTAACACTTATCTTAATAGCCTCGGCTCCGATGCGGAGAGAGCGACCTCGATTAAAGATCTTCAGGCACTATATGGTGACAGGTTAACGCTGAACCAGGAAGCCTATCAGCGCCCCAGCTTAGAGTACCAGGGTGCTTTTTCTCAAACGATCGGGGATCTATCCGCGCTGGGTGATTACGCCGGTATCATGAAATCAGAATACCAGTTGCAGTATGAGCAAGTGGACTTACTTCAACAGATCGCCAATAACACAAGCTCCCTTGCAACGATTCCGCAATATGCCGATGGCGGGTATACGCCGGGTGGGCTTGTCTTCACGCACCCGAATGAATTGATTTTAAACCCGAAGCAGCAAGCAGCCGTTACAACGAAAAATGATTCAGGAGCAAATGTTAACATTGTGATTCATGCGCACGGCGGGAACTCCGATGAAGTAGCGAACAAAGCGGTTGCCAAACTGCTATCCGTTCTTCCGTCGGCATTGGGTAAAGGCACAATCAGATCCGCCGTACAACGCGCGGCGAGTGGGCGCTAATGGGAAATATAATACTTTCAAATAGTTTTGTGGATGTGGCGGATGCCAGTATTACGGCAAGATCCGCCGCAACCGGCTACGCCAAAATCAATGTCATGGATCGCTGGAATATGAAACGGCGCTTCCGGGCGGATGATAAAACGGCCAATGACTATCTTCTTAAATTTGACTTTGGCGCGGCTCAAACCTTGGTAGGTATTTTTTTAAACGATGTCAATTTCGATAAAGTAAAAATTCAGGGCCATGCGTCCGACGATTGGGGGTCTCCCACTTATGCCGGGACAGATTTGACGGTAAGTCGAAATCCGGTTACCGGGCGTGGTCAGATTTATATTCCGGTTACTTTTAATTTACGGTGGCTTAGGATCTTTATTCCTTCTGGCACAACGGCGGTGGGTTCTTACACGACCAAATGGGAGATTGGGGCAGTGTGCTTCTTATCGGCAGTAACCACGCTATCGCATAACATGAGCTATGGCTACGGGCAAACAGGGGAGCATTTTTATAAAGAAAGCGTTAACGAACGAGTGAAAACAGCGGAGGCAATCCGATGGCGTGGAAAGATCGTGTTTGGAAATCGCGCCACTACAGATAAAACAGAGCTTCAGACTGCAAACCAAATGGATATGGCCTTACCTTTTGTTTATTACGAGAACCGAGGCAACACCTCAGAGGCATGTCTTTGTGTAAGAGATAATTCAATCGAGATAGACGAATTTACTTATGGCGCTGTGACCGGCAACACCGTAACCATTAAAGAAGCGTACATGTTGAGCAATGGCTGATCAGATAACCGCATACCAGAGTATCGCGCAAGTTGAGTACGACGATCCGGCGCAATTGGCCGTATCGCAAAGTATTGCGCAAGTCGAACATACCGAGTACGACCGGATGACGGTCTATCAGGTGTTTGCACAAGTAGAATACGAACTTCCTCCGCCGGGCCCCA